GCATTTTTCTTACCTGACTCAAACTGTAGTAAACCTTTTTGCTGTAATCTGTTCCTGACTTCAATTACGGTTGGTTCTGATATACCGGTTGCGAGGACGATTCGTCTGTTGGGACACTCAAACGGATTCTCCCAACCCCGACTATTGCACTCGTTCAAAAGGAAGAAGTACAAATAAACTTCGTTCGAGGAAAATGCTACACTCTGATGTGTCTTCCAAAATTGGTTTACGTAATCTATATAAGTCATTGTAGGTAAGAATTTACTTCGTTTATGAACTCCTGTAGTGAATGGCAGATAACATACTTGTTTTGGTATCTCTCTGCTTCTGTCTGCCACGTTCGTTGGTGCTCGCTCTGTGTACCCTTCGGTGTCTTCATCTCTATACAGAGGGAAGCCCATCCCTTTTTGGGTATGAGCAAAATCAAGTCTGCTACACCTCTCACTGCTCCTTCATACTTCATCCGTGCTCCTGTCTTGGCATCACGTTTGCCACCGTTGGGCACTGTAAAAAGCATACGAGCCAGTTTGGGATATTGTAACCGGAACCATACCAAACAATCATGTTGTATTTGGCTTTCTGATAATGGTGTTGTCTGTTTCCTCATATTCTTCCGTTGAATAGGTTCATTGCCATATCTACCACATTCTCCTTAACCACATCATCCGTCCCTGTCACTCCGTTGGCTATTCCTTTTTTGGTCTGAATGACATCATACATATATTTGTCGATAGTATCCTTTCCAAGATAGTAGTAACAGTTTACGTTGTTCTTCTGTCCGTTCCGATGCGCTCGGTCTTCTGCCTGCTCACAATCGGAGAAAGTCCATGGGAACTCGATAAACGCCACACGGCTGGAAGCTGTCAATGTAAGACCTGTACCTCCTGATTTGTAGTTAAGGATGATCAGCTTGCAAGAAGGGTCGTTTTGGAAGCGGTCTACCGCTGTCTGTTTTTGAGTAGCATTGTCTTCGCCTGTAACGGTGACAGCTTCAGGGAATATCTTCTTTAATTCCTGTACTACTTCTTTCAGGTAAGCAAAGACTATCAGTTTCTCACCTCCGTCAATCACGTCATGGATGAATTCGGAAAAGACTTTGATTTTTCCCCTGGCTGATATGGCTTTCAATATTCCCATTTTCACCATTACTTCGCCTCTTAATGCCTTGGCCACCTTTTCATCGTCCGCATTCTTGTAAGTTCGGAGATACTGTATCAGGTCGGCTTCCGCTTTGTCGTATTCTTTGCGATTGGATATGTCCACCTCTATATATTGGCGTGACTTGTCCGGCAACTGAGTGAGTACCTTGGCCTTTTCGCGCCGGAAGAAGCAGGTCGATGATAACCTCCAGTTCAGTTCTTTCACATTGCTTGACTGTTTAGGTCCATCGCAGAACCTCTCTACGAAATACTTGTATCCTCCGAAATCCTCTAATCGTCCCATTATCTTGAGTTGTTGTATAAGGTCTGTATTGTTGTTCACTACTGGGGTTCCCGTCAGTTCCAAGATATATTCTTTGCCTTTACATATTCCTTCTACGAACTTGGATTGCTGGGTCTTGGTGGATTTGCACTTGTGTGATTCGTCAATGACTACGGATTTGAATAACGATATTCGTGGATCAAACTCAATGGATTTCATGGTAAACCGTGCATCCTCCTTTACTTTAAGTACAAAAAACTTTTTCAGTGATTCATAATTTGTTATGAATATGTTGCAGCATTTAGTCTCAAAGAAACGGTGCCAACTGGCTTTATTGCGATCATCCAGAATCATGGCATTTTTTCCGGCAAATTTCTTAAATTCACGTTGCCAGTTTATTTTCAATGCGGCCGGACAAATGACAAGGCACGGATACGCTTTTGCTATCGTAACCGTGCCTATTGCCTGTAATGTCTTTCCCAGTCCCGGTTGGTCCCCGAATATGCACCGCTTGTGCTGTAGCGCATAAGCGATGCCTTCTTTCTGATATTCGTACGGTTCCAACAGCAATCCGTGTGGAACCGTAAGTTTTGGAAGGTCGGGAATAGTATAGTCATTATACTCTCTTGTTGTCACTTTGTGCTGTACCCGGCTGCATATCCTTGTCTGTACCGCCCAATCTGCCATCATCCTCACGTATTCCTTATCTTGTAGAGATACCTTCCAAGCTTTTTCGTCAGCGATATAGGCTGCCCGGATATTCTGTTTTACACTTGGAATCCGTTTGACTAGCTCCACTAATCTTGGATGGTATGGGAAGGCTAGTTTGAAGCAGTTGGGGGTAGTAGTTACGCAAAATGGGGACGGCGGTATCATGATGCAAGTTGTTTGACTTTACGTGGTTTACGTGATTTAATTTTCTTTCCGTTCATTATTATGTCAACCCCTGCATCATTCATAGCCTGCTGGAATTCCGCAACCTCTTGATTGAAGTCTGTACCGGCTTCTGGAATGGCGTCCGGTTGTACGTCTGCGTTCGCCGTGTCTTCCTCAAACGGAAGTTCCTGTTGTACAATTCGCCATTTTTTGTTGAACAGATACTCTTTGACTTCGAACTCACAGGATTGGATTTCCTGCTCCAACTCGAAGGCATTGATATACGATTCATTCTCATTATTGAACATGGTGAACGGAGCGCATAGGTTCAGAACTTTTCCTGTTTTGAGAAAACGTTTGGCTACCAGAGTAACCCCTTCATTATCTCCATCTCCGCCAATGGAATATCCTGTAACGTCAAGCACCTGTCCTATGATATCAGGCACTTCATCTACTGATTCTATACCGTCCACTTCTTTCTGTTCTGTAAGCAAAGCGGCGTGGGGATTCAGCTTGCTGAACGCATTGATAAGGTCTGATGTTACCAGGTTCTTGCCTTCTACGGTGGTTGTACCATTCTCATCCTTGTAGGTGGCCACCAAGGTACTGTCCTTGGTGATTTTAGCTTTTATGATCTTCATTATCTTCTATATTTATATTCGTTGACAAATTCGTTATAATAACGGTCTTCCGGAAGGGGAAGTGTTATTCCCAGTTCCGTGGCTGCATCTGCTTTGACCTTATTCAAAAAGTCCGTCATTTGCAGTGTGTTCAGTTTCGATGTGCTTCCGGCTATGACCGTTTCTTTTCCTTTGATAATGGTTGTCCTTCGTAGATATAGGTTGCAGTAATAATCGTGTACGTCCTGTTTGTCCGTTCCTGTTTCCTGTTCGATACAGGTAAACCAAAGCCACATCAGGGCGTTTTGACTTAATGTGCGCGGCTCTGTGTAACGTTCGATAATTAACCTGTAACGACCGTTACGGAGCTGCGAGCACATGAAATCAAAGGACTTGTTCAGTGTTACCACACCTTTTTCTTTTATAAGGATAGCTTCTTGTGCCATTATTCCAGTCCGAAAATCTTCTTGTCCGTGATAGATTCTCTATTAGCTTCCAAAAACTCTATGAAATGTTCTACGTGTGCCGTGAGCAGTTTCACTGTCTGTTCGTGATTGTAAGTATAATATTCCGGATATTGCGTACCACTGATAAGCGGTGTGCGGCTGGTACCGCCTTTCAGCGCATAAGCCGTAAACTCAAATGCCTTTATGCTTTCCATCTGACCGGAAGCAATTAGGCAATAAGGGTAGACATGGCGCTGCCACCCGTGGGCGTATTTGCCGAACTCGTATTTAGATGTGGATTTTATGTCATAAACAACATCCTTTCGGAGTTCGTCAATAAATCCGTATAACTCCACATTTCCGTACTGGGTAGGAAGAATGGCGGATACATAGACCTGACTTAATGAGCCTTTGAAATACTCTGCCTGTTCTATACACCATTGTCTGTCGAAAAGGAAATGCCGTGCAGGTGCGATATCCGTTGCTGGAAAAGCTACTTGTATGGTATTGGTTTCCTTATCGCCAATGATGGAGTAGGGGGAACGCTCTGTCGGCACGTGATTTTCGCAATGGACATAGCAGTCAATGATAGCATTGAAGGCTGTTCCCTTGTCGGCTGCTTCACTCTCAAACGGTACACGGTTGATAGCATCCAGAAGGTCTTGCTTCAGGCTCTCTTCGATTTCTTCCGGAGAGCGTTTATACTCTCCGGTTTCATTATCAATGTTCCAGAAGTTTTCCACTTCTTCATCAGCTCTCAGATACTTGTCGAATTTGTCAAGTAATGAGGGATAGATTCTATAACTAGGCTGCTTCATATATTTTTTTGACTTTGTCGAATTTCAACCCTAATTCCTTGCATCTTTTATTCAGTAGCATACCTGCTTGTAATTTGCTGTCGAAGATATGTTGCAGGTTCTCCAGTGATTGTTTCACTTCGTTGGCCGTGTCCGCATCCGCTACCATGGCTATCTGTTCCTTGATAACTTCCATAAGACCTTCATATTCGGAGGACAGTTCTGCCTGTTTTTCCTGATAGGTCTGATAAGTGTTTACAATCTTTGTCATAAAGTCGTTCGGTCCGGTGATTGTACCTTCTGCATTAATGATAACTGGTATCTTTATGCGTGCCGGAAGATTGCAGGTATTCTTACCGTAGAATTTCTCGCACGGATCAAAAGAGATGGTTCTGTCCTTACCTATGGCTTCCATATAGCCTACAAGATCAAGCTCTTTAATCAGGTCACCGGCAGAAGAACCTCCGATTTCCGGGCGTATCTGTTTGTCCTCTCCGTTCTTTTCCTCGCGTTCATGGGCTACGAATATTACTGATTTACCCATTAGTGTGACTTGGTTTACGAAGTTGATGAACATATTCTTTCGTACTCCATATCCTTGCAGGGACAGTGTGCCATCCGCTTTCTTCATTTTGGGATTGTTTTTCATTATATATTTATCCATGAAGGATAACATTTTTCCTGCCGTATCAATAACGATGGTCTTGTATTCGGCAATTTCTCCGCTCGTAAGAACTTCATCCACCTCTTCCCATTTGGAAATTTGTACGGTGTCTACACGGTGGGCTGCATTCACACGGTGAACGCCACCGTCAAAGTCCAGGAGTAGTGGCTGGGGAGAGCTTAACGCCAGTGTGGTCTTTCCCATACCAGGTTGTCCGTAGATTAATGCCGACAGGGCATTCTTAACTGTCAGTTCGTTAGGTTTTTTGATAAGTCCCATAATCAATAATTTTTAGTGGTTAATAAATGAGTTAAAAAAAATAGTTCCCGGATAGTCGGCCAGGACACACCGGGATAAATAAGGATATAGAATATAACATATAAAGAGGGCTCTCACCTCACGCTGTCCTTTCCAGCGGCTTTGGGTTAAATTATTATCTAACAAATTGCTCTCTGCTTCACTGCCTTGAAGTCTCTAACATGGCTACGTTTATAAGGGTGTACGGCTCCCTCTCTTTGGGTGTGGGTAATACAGGATTCGAACCTGTATCTGTATTCCTCCTGAAAACAATCACAAACCGTCTGAACGTAAAGAAAAAAGTGAATACCGCTTTTCCATTAAGCTAATTACCCGTGTGGCTTATGCCACTTTCTTTTTTAATTTTCTAGGCTTCCTTGGCATTTTGACCTGTGCATAACGCAGGACATCACTGGCATTGCAGAACCATTTCCCGTTTTGTGCGCATGTAGGCTTGTTGGAACGTATTTTGTTTTCTTCGATCAGTCTGATAAGCCTTCCTATGCCTCCAACTATTTTGGCCGCTTCTCTTTTACCGAATGTATGGGTGTCCATGATGGCTAGGATGTCTGCTAGCCGTGCTTCTGCCGTTCCATCAAATAAGATGGATGTCCGTAGTTGGTTGTTAACTGTATAGTTCATAATCTGAATCTGTTTTTGTTCGTCTTGTTCTTGATACTTGGGTGGTTCTTGTCTTTGCTCTGCTGCATTGTCTCATGTCGGGATGAAAATCCAATGCGGCAATGACAAGGAACAGGATGGAGAAGAATAGCTCAAGCCCGTGTTTACGTATCTCTTTTATATCGAAGTTGATCTTCATGCGCTCACAGAACATGTATAATACAAGCTCGGTATCTTTGGAAATACCCAGCTTTTTGTATATATCCCGCTTCTGTGCTTTGATGGTCCATTCCGAGCGTTGCAGACTGTCGGCTACTTCCTTGTCGGCCAAACCCTTGCAATATTGTTCGGCGACAAGATGCTCGCGCTCTGATAGCGTAATCATGACACACGCTGGATTTTGAACTCTCCGCGCTTGCGGTCAACCTCTCCTGTTCGTTTCCAATCGGCATTTTCTACACACATCTCCAATCTTAGTCTGGAAATGGTTGTGTTGACGGAAGATATCGCACGCACAGGGAACACAACGATATCACCTACCTTCATCGCTCTCAATGTGGCCGCCCAATTTTCTGTTACTTTTACCATATTACTTCAATTTAGCGAGTTTAACAATGTTGTCTAGAGCATTAATGCTGTTTTCGTGTCGTGCCTGTAGGCGGGTGAACGAATCGAACCACATGTCGCTCTGTTCCTTGACTTCTTTAAGGTCTTGTTCCAGTTCTTGCACACGTCTTACAAGGTCTTCGTGTGTCATGCTTTGTAATTCTTCTACTGTTGTCATAGCTTTATTTTTTTTGATTTTCAATATTGTCAAGTTCGTTGCTTATCACTAATGATGTTACCGCGAAGGCGGTGGATGCTATCCAGAACCATACGCCCATATCGTACATGGTAATAAGGAGTATCGCGTATGATACTGCGCATAATATTGATATTGCTTTCATTTGATTGTGTATTAGTTTTGTTCCCCCAAACCAATCCGATTGGCGGCATCACGCTTTTATTGGGGGATTTACTTAACTTTGTGGTGTCAAACAAAAAATTAAGTATTATGAACAAGTTTGTTGAAATCACCGTGGATGGTGAAAAGTGCATCATCAATGCAAGTGCAGTTCAGCTTGTAAAGCCTACCGATGAAGGTACATTGATTTTATTTCAAAATGGAGCTAAAATCCATACGGAATTTAGCTTTCAGGAGCTGTCAAATATTCTTCTGAACTAAAATTTCTTTCTTGTATATCGGGATAGTGAACAACTTTATGACAACGGTTTTGTTGATTATCCCGGTATTGTAGATACTAATTGAAAAGTGCGCTGTATTCTAATTGAAAAGAGCTCCATCCATAACTTGTTACAAAATTACTAT